CAAAAAATAACCAAACGCTTCCATTTCGCTAAAGCATATAGAGAAGATATATATTATATATATCTATATATAAGAATTATTTTAAGTTTTTTTTACGTGTATTTTAATATTAATATTTTATAATGTTGTTTAGTTTTGTTCTTTTTTTATTCTTTTATTATTCTTTATAGTTCAGCGGTCGTTTAACGCTCGTTAAATCTACGTGTGTCACACGTGTATTTTACGTGTATTATGTTTATCTTTGTTAGGTCTACTATTTAAATAGGTGTAGTCGGCAAAAGAGCGTTGCACCTATTTTTTTTAACCCCTATTCGTATTTATTAATTAATTTGTTATATATAAGTTTATGGAGATCACTATTCCAACAAGTTGGCAAGACATAACCATAGGTCAATACATAAAACTTAGACCAGTGCTTAAAGGTGAATTAAACCCAATTGAGCGAGTCATTAATATTTTAGCAGTACTTACAGACCAAAAAAGAGAAGTAATTAGGGACATTCCTTTAAATCAATACAAAGTAATTAAGGAAAAGATGAGTTTCTTAGAAACTGAAATCCCTAAACAACTTGAGAAGCGTAGATTTAAAATAGGAGATAGCTTTTACGAGTTTAAAGTAGATGCTAAAAAACTTTTGTTTGGTGAGTATATAAACAATATGGAAATACTGCAAAAGGCAGGAAATAACGAAAATATCGTTTTTGAGAACCTCCACCACATTCTGACTGCAATTTGTAGGCCAGTAGAGAGAAAGTGGCTTAGATGGCGTGAAATTGACGTTGACGGGGATTTATTACGTAAGACAGCAGACAACTTTTTTAATAATATGCCAATTACTATAGCTTATCCCATAGGTGTTTTTTTTTACAATCACTTTCAGAGCTTAACGGTAGATATAAGAACCTCTTTGATACGGAAAGCGTCCAAGATAGTGAGGGAAGTGAAGGAGGAGATGGCTTCTACCAAAGATGGGGATGGTGGCAAGTAGTGGACAACTTGACTAATAGTAGGATAGACAAATGGGATGAGGTTTTAAATTATGAAGTTATTAAGGCTCTTAACTTAGTAGCTTATTACAAGGATAAACAAAGAATGGAGCAACAGGTACATAGAGAACAAATGCAAAGGCTTAAAAGACGATGAGCGATCAGTTAGATATATTTGGCTTTGATGTTTCCCAACTTGAGGAGGTAAAGATAGATAACCCTACAACACTCTCAGAAGTATTAAACAACATAGCTGTAGATATGGTCTATTGCTTAAAGCAGTCAGTAAGAAAAGAGCGTTTAGTGTTTGAAGGTGGTTTAGAGGAGTCAATTAGAATGCCTGTTAAAATGTTTGGTAGTGTGATGACAGCAACTTTATATATGGCTGATTATTATGACTTTGTTAATAAAGGGGTTAGGGGTATTGGAGGCAAAAGAAAGTCAGGCGTTAATGCTGGTCAACCTTGGGAGCTTAAAGCACCTGAAAGCCCTTACAAGTTTAGAAAAGGGCCAAAGGTTAGCCACATAAAGAAATGGGCTAAAAGCAAAGGCTTAAATGAGTATGCAGTCAGAACGTCAATAGCTCACACAGGTATAAAGCCAAGATACTTCTTTGACAATTGTATGCAAGAGACATTTTACGGAGAGGCGTTTAACAGATTTAAAAGTGATATTAGGGTAGTAGCTGGCGAAAGAGTAAGTAAAGGATTAAAAGAAATTATAAAATGAGTTTAGAAGTAAAACATTTTCCACAAGATTATAGAACAGTTTACAACCCTGTTGAGGTTGTTGTTTTTGAAACAAGCGGTACAGTCAGAGCTTATGAAGGTTTCGCTTATTTATTAGATGTTAAAGACGGCTCTACCCTTGTAGGACGTTTAAGAGTGCCACCAACTACAGACGGCTTTGGGCGTTTTGATATGTCTGGAATTATGGAAAGCTATTTGTCAAGTGACTTAGGAGACTTAAACACGTCAAACATAGAAGGGATAAGTGCAAACCCTAACAGCTGGAAAGAGTTTACTATACAACTTGGTTGGGAGCATTACAATGGAGGCACATATACAATTGATATGCCTAAAAACTTTACTTTACCAGAAGGAGGAGACCCTGTTGCAAATGTTGATTTAGTAGTGTTTAACGGTAGCTTACCACAATACAGAAGAGACGTAGAGAACTTTTACGACTGGCAAGCAACAGACTATTATAAGTTATACACTCAAAACTCACCCGCACCTCGTAGATTTTTCAGAAGATTTCTAACACATCAACCGAGCCACAATGTAAATGATAAAAATAATTTAACTTGTCAAATAACAGATGAGGGTTATTTATACTTACTTTATGATCATAGCGGCAACCCATTTGACAGGTATAAAATAATAACATTTGACTCTTCAGGAAGTACATTATCTACTACTGTAGTTCAAAAACCTACTGGACTCACAGACCATCATTTGAAATTAGCTGCTTATCCTTCTACTATTAATGACATAGCAAGCTCTGAGCTTTTAAGTGGTAGTCAACCAATAATAAGCTCAAATGCCACATCGTACTCTATTCAATTATTTGACAATATAACCGAAGAGTCGATAGTTATGTGTTATAATATTGATACAGAATGCAGATACCAAACAAGGCGAATAGAGTTTTTAAATAGCTTAGGAGGGTTTGATTATTTTAACTTTACCCAGGTGTCAAGACATAGTGAGCAGATAGAACGTAAATTCTTTAAGCAGAACGCTGACGACTTAACTGCAAGTGGTTCTATAAACTATGATATAAGCAACAGAGAAAAGGTTCAATATTATACAAAGTCAATGCCAAGTTTAAAATTGGTTAGTAATTGGATTAGTTACGAAAAATTTAACTGGCTGCTTGAAATGATAGAAAGCCCTGAAATATATTTAATTGACACTTATACAAATGATAATACTTTAGAGACATTAAACAGAAGGGTGCCGATAAAAAACATAAAAGAAAATTGGGAAGAAAAAAGAGAGGACACAGACCAGCTTTTTAACTTAGAGATTAATTTAGAGTTTGGTATGGATAATTTTAGACAACGTTTTTAAATGCTAAAAGAGGAATTATATATAAACGGAGAGAGGGTAGAATTACTTAAATCACTTGACCCTAATTTAACTTTTAATGTTGCTGACATAGCTAAGCCAGATCAAAGGAAGGCTGATTTTAGTAAGACGATAGAACTGCCAGCAAGTAAAAAAGTAAATAAGATTTTTGAGCATATCTTTGAATTAGGAGCAGACCTACAAACATTCAACCCTAATAATAAGACAGATGTTATATATTTAGTAAATGGTGAGATAGCTATAGATGGCTTTTTAAGATTAATGTCTATAAACAATGTAGATGGAGCTGTAAGTTATAACTGCGTAATTATTGGACGAGTTGGTAATTTTATATATGACCTACAAGAGTCAAAGCTTGAGGACTTAGACTTAAGTAGCTTAGATCATACTTACACAAAAGCAAACCAAGCAGCCACGTGGAATTTGCCGCTAACTACTGACTATGTCTACCCAATGATTAACTATGATATTAATTATTCATCTTTAGGTGTTTCTGAGTTTTGGGAAGTAGAAGATTTTTTTCCAGCTATAAAAGTAAAAAAGTTTGTTGATGAGATATTTAGTTCTATAAATTACACATATACTTCTAACTTTTTTGACAGTACTTTTTTTAATACCTTAATTATACCTTTTAACAGTAGAGATTTTAAGTTAGGAGAGACCGCTATATTAAATAGGATATTTAGTGCAGACACTCCACAAGACCAAAGCACATCAAACACTTATGTAACTCCTATAGAGTCAGTGGGTACTTCTTTAGCAAGAAATACTTTAAAATTTACAAATGAGGACTATGACTCTGGTAACGTTTACGACACGACTACAGGAGTCTTTGAAATACAAGCAGGCAAGAATGGGTATTATGACATAAATACTATGCTACAACTACAGGGAGAGTTTACAGCTCCAAGTGGTTCGCCAAGTACAGGAACAGATTATTATTTAGTTTCTGCTATAGGTGGATACATACAAATAAATAAGTATAATGCTTCTAATGTTTTTCAAAATATTATTGATGAGGTTAGCTTTGCAATAACAGATTTAACGACACCAATAGCACCAGGAACAACTTTAACAACAGCAGCAGCTCCTACAGTACCGTCTATAAATCATCATTATACCGCTATAAGTGTTTACGGTTGGGATGGTCAAGTGTCATCTAATTTTAACACTAATTCAATTTGCAATAAGTTTTTTATAAGTGCTAATAATATCTACTTAGAGGCTGGGGAAAAAATTAAAATAGAATTAGCTCACTCTGTTAAACCGTTTACTATGTTAACCACATCTGTTAACAATGGTTTTTTTACAGATTTAGGTTACTCTACACCTTGGAACTCTACTTTTTATTCAGGCGGTTCTTATAAGTTAAATATATTAGACGGTTTTTTGAATACTGAATTAGTAAATAGTAACATAAGCCAAGGCAATACTATAGACATAAATAACATTCTACCAAGAGACATAAAGCAGAAAGATTTTATAATGTCACTTGTAAAAATGTTTAATCTATATATTGAGCCAGACCCAAATAATAAAAAGAATCTTATTATAGAACCAAGAGACGACTTTTATAGTAGCGATGTTGTAGACTGGTCTGAGAAGTTAGACCATAGTCAAAGCGTTGAAAGTGTTCCTATGGGTGCTTTAAATCATAAAGAATATTTATATACTTACAAGCCTGACCAAGATTATTACAACAAGCTATACTTTGACACTTATGGAGAGGTATATGGCCAAAACGATTTTGAGATACAAAACGAATTCTTAAAAGACCAATATAAAACAGAAGTAATTTTTTCACCTACTCCTAATGTAGGGCAAGAGTGGTATGACAGAGTAATACCTACTATAATAAAGTTTGACGAAAAAAACGGAGTACAACGTACAGAGTCAAATATTAGGATTTTACAATGGGGAGGAATGAAAAGCACAGGCCAGCAGTGGGTACATACTAATAAAGCTGGCTCAGGAACTTTCTACACTACTTACCCATATGCTGGAATGTATGACGACCCCTATAGCCCTACTCAGGTCTTAGAGTTTGATTTAAGCAAAGAAATATATTATTCTAACGTATTTAATAAACTTGTTACATTTACAGACAATACATTATTTAATAAATATCATTTAAAGTTTTTACAGGAAATTGTAGACGTCAATAGCAAGGTAGTAACAGCTTATTTTTATTTAACACCTTCAGACATAAAAAATCTATCATTTAAAAAACAGTATTATTTTGGAGGTCAGTATTTTAGATTAAATAAAGTAGAAAACTACAACCCAAGCAGACCTGTGACAAAATGCGAATTTCTAAAACTAAAATTAAGTGAGGTATTTTCACCAACTACTCAAGCGTCTCACGGAGGAACAGGGTTAACAGTAGGACAGGCTCAAGCTTCTGTGTTTTCAAATAGCTCTGCTATGATGCATAATAATAATTCTATAGGAAATAAAGAGATTCAGGTAGTAGGTGAAAATAACTATATTTCAAGAAGTGCTGTAGGTGTTAACGTATTAGGTGAGGGAAATAGAATACTATCAAATACAAAAAACATTGTAATAAGAGGAAACAACAATATAATAGAAGCAGGAGTTGAGAATGTAGAATTAATTAACACTCATAATGTTACTGTAAACTCATCTAACGTAAGTTTTGTAAATCAAGAGGCAAATGGACCAGGAGCTACTGCAACATTAACAGCAAGTGCTTCTGTAATTGAAAGAGTTAAAATTTATTTATGTGATGCAACAGCAGGAACTATAGTAGTCACATTCCCTCCTAATATAACAATAGGTAAAAAATGGATATTTAAAAAAATATCTTCAAGTAACCAAGTAAGATTAAACGCTACTCCATTTAATATAGATGGCTCTCCTGTTTATACACTAACAGGGTCTTATGATACAGTAGAAATTGAATGGACTGGAGCAGAATTTTTAATAATTAGTACTAAATAAAATGGCGGAAAAAATAGCATTAGATTTATTAATTGAGACAGGGCAAAGTGCTAAAAGCTTAGGGCAATTAGAGGACGCTGCTGACAAGTTAAACCAAGCATTAAGACAGACAGAGTTTGGAACTCAAGCTTATAAAGACTTAAGCGATCAGTTAATTAAGACAAACAAAGATATAAAAAATGTTGAGTTAAGTTTGGAGGCGTTAGATAACGAGCAAGTTGCTTCTGAGCTTGGTTCTGTAGCTGGTGCAGTTGGTGATGTTTCAGCTGCTTTTATTTTATTAGGAGGAGATGGTGGAGCTTTAGAGGAGACTGTACAAAACATTGAAAAGGCTATAGGTGTCTCAATGGCGTTTAAGGGTGCTATTGAGGGAGTTGCTTCTGGTCGTAAATTATTAAATAACGTAATTAAAAATAGTACAGCTTTACAAAAAGCAAATAATTCTATCAATGTTTTAGCAGGCACTATTATGAAGGCGTTTGGTGGTTCTGTAGATACAACGTCAGTAGCCTTTAAAGGTCTTAGAGCTGCTATTATAGCCACAGGAATAGGTGCTTTAGTTGTTGGTGTTGGTTTACTTATAGAGAACTTTGACAAGCTTAGCGATATGTTAAGCTCTACTACTGATTCACAGAAAAAATATAATGAGGCAGCTAAGCAAGCTATTGACAACATAGGGGAAGAGTTATCTGCATCTAATAAACTACAGAGAACCCTACAAGATGAATCTATTACAAGGGAGGACAAAGTAAAAGCGGTAAAACAATTACAGGATGAATATCCAAACTTATTAAGCAACATAGACGCAGAAAAGACTTCAATAGAGGACATTAACAAAGCCCTTAAATTAAATACTCAATTAGTAAGATTAAAAGCACAGCAAGACGCTCTACAATCATTAAGAGCTGAGGAGTATAAGGAAATACTAAAGGCTCAGGTAGATGCTCAGACGGGTGTTAATAAAAGCTTTGTTTCTTATTTTACATCTTTAGCTACTGGCGTAGATGAGCAACAAGTAGCAAACGCTGAGACGCTAAACTCTATAGAAGCTAATAAGGAAAGCATTTCTGTTTTAGACCAACTTGAGCAAGAGATACAGGCTCAGATAAAAGCACTTGAAGAGCTTGGAGCTACTGACGGAGAGATGACAGAAGCTGAAAAGAAAAAAGCAGAGGATAGGTTAAAAAGATTAGAGGACGAAAAGAAAGCTTATGAAGATGCACAGAAAGCATTTCAGGAATGGCTACAAAGTGAAGAAGAAGCTACACAAGCTCGTCTTAATAATATGAAAAAGATTGGAGACGGAGCTATAAAAGCAAGGAATGATTTACAAGATTTATTAAATGAGATTGCAGAAATAGAGGACGAGAGCGAGTTAATTATTGAAGATTTAGCAGCTACAGAAACAGCGGCAAAATTAAAAACTGAATTAAGAATTAGAGCAGTATCTAATGAAATAGAGCAAGAGAAGCAAATGAGACTTCAACAGCTTGAATGGAACAAAGAAACACAGTTAAGAGAGCTGCAACTTTCAGGTCAATTAACAAACGACTTAAGAAAGCAAATAGAATCTGATTATAGAAGACAAAGAGAGAAAATAATAAACGACTCAAACAAAAGAGCTTTAGCCTTAGATACTGAGTATGTTATGGCTGGAATTAATTTAGTACAAGGGTCACTTAGTGCTATAGCGTCACTTAATGAAGCGTTTGCTGGTGAAGATGAGAAAAGCCAAAAACAAGCTTTTGAGAGAAGTAAAAAAATACAGATAGCTCAAGCTTTAATGTCATCTGCTCAAGGTATTGTAAACATATTAAGTGCTGTCTCTACTATTCCACAACCATTTGACGGAATATACAAAGCGGCTCAGATTGCTATACTTGGAGCGTCAACAGTTGCACAAGTTCAAAAAATTAGGAACCAAAAATTTGAGGGTTCTGGTAGTGCTACTATAGACACACCAAACTTAGGAGCAGGAGGAGGTCAAGCTCCAGCTTTACAGCCAGCTAATACAAGCTTATTAGTACCTCAACAAGATAATAGAGTTTATGTAACAGAAACAGACATAACTGGAACACAGAACCAAGTTGCTGTAATTCAAGGAATGGGAAGTTTCTAAATTTTTAAATTATGGAAAATACAGAATTATTAGAATTAATTATTGATGAAGAGGATGACAGCGGAGTGTCTATGATAGCACTCGTAGACAACCCTGCCATAGAAAGCCAATGGCAAGCTTTTAGAAAACATCAGTTTGAGGACACGTTTAACGACTATCCTGAGTCAGCGTCTAACAATGCAGCGAAAGCATTAAGATGGATTGACGAACACGCTGACGAAATTAATTGTAACTATACAAGGGTAGGTTTAAAAAGAGCAAGCCAACTCAAGAACAAAGAAAAAATTTCTTGGGACACAATTGGCAGGATGGCAAGCTTTATAAGACATAAAGACAACGCAGAGGTTAACGCTGAATATAAAGACACACCTTGGAGAGATTGCGGTTACTTGGCTTGGTTGCTTTGGGGAGGTACTTCAGGAGTCAATTGGGCAGTTAGCAAGATGCAACAGAAAGACAGATATAGACAAGTGTTTAAAATTCAAGACGAAGAAAAGAAAATAGTAAGCGGTTACTTTATGAAGGCTGACTTACCTATAATGAGATTAAATGATAAGAATGAGAAGTACTATGTGGTCTTTAGACGTGATACTATTGAGAAGATAGTAAACAAGTTTTTTAAGAATGGTTTTAATTCTAACGTCAATTTAATGCACGATAACAACCTACAAGCAAAAGGGGTCTATGTAATAGAGTCTTTGATCATAGACAGTAAGCGAGGTATAAAAGCACCAGAGGGTTTTGAAAATGCACCTGACGGAAGTTGGTGGGGAAGTATGAGGGTAGAGAATGACGAAGTTTGGGAGATGGTTAAGGAAGGAACTTTCAGAGGTTTTTCTGTTGAGGGAATGTTTGGCCA